TCTGACATACCTATTGGCTCTGGTTCAGGCTGTACATACTGTGGTAAATCCTTAATGCGACGAAGCAAAGCATCAATTGGTAACTCTGCTTGACCGTCAATGAATTCTTTTGCTTCATGGTAATCGATACCACGTAAGTCACGAACAAGTGTGTATAGGTTTCCCTTGTAACCGCAAGAAAAACAAATGTGTGCTCCAGTAATACTGTTTATCCACCAAGACGGATGATGGTCTTCTTTTCCTGTGCGCTTCTTATGCATAGGACATAAGCCGTTTACTTCATCACCACGTTGTGCTGCAAGTGGTAAGTCAAGAGCAAGTAACGTCTTTTCTACATCCATCATCTGCCCCAGTTCATGCAGTATGTGCACTTGGTCATGAAGGCTTCATCGTGGAAGCAACCAGTCTCCCAACGCCAGGTAATAGCGGTTTCACTTGGTGGGCAGTTGCGTGATTGAACAATTTTTAACAAACGAATCTCTTCATCTTCTTCAACTGGCTCAAGACCAAGAATTACGTCGGAATCTTGGAAGAACGATGATGAGTAACCAATTGAATCTGCGGTGACTTTACCAGCACGCATCTTCCATAGCAGTGTCTGAGTAGTAATGACTATTGGCTTGTTTATCTTCTGAGCAAGACGCTTCAATGCACGAGTGATATTTGTGATTGCTTGAGGGGTGTTCATTTCTCCTGTAATTTCATCAAGCATCAAATACACACCATCAACAAACACGATATCAGGATTGCACTGCTCAATCTTGGCTGATAACGCAGACACGGTAATTCCGTTTACTGCATCAACAAGATGAAATGGGTGCAACTTTTCCATCTCATTGAGCATGTCAATGTAACGACTTTCCTCTGCTGGCAGTAACTTTCCGCGACGCAAACGACCATGAGAAATCTGAGCACGCATCGCATCATGGCGTTGTTGCTGCTCGTGATTGTTCATCTCAAAGGATTGGAACATTGGGGTGTAGCCAAGTTTGTGAACATTGATGGCTATCTGTAATGCAATTTGTGACTTACCAGTCTTAGGTGGAGCAATAATGGTAATTAACTGACCACCCTGCAAACCTGCAGTTGCTTCATCAATTTTTTCAAAACCAGTTGGTATTCCTAAAAACTTTTTGCTCTGTAACGCTTTGTAGTCTTCGTAACGTTGCTCAGTGTTTTTTGACAAATCAACTTCGTGAGTTCCAAGAACACCTTGCTCATTTACTTTGGCAATTGCCTGCTCCATAGCAAGCAAAGCAGCGTCATGATTGTTGTCTTGTAACAGTTCTACAGCATTCTCAAGGCCTTGACGAGTGAGTAGACGTCTGCGGAAATCAACCATTGTGTCGAGCAAATACTCGACAGTGTCTTGTACATCTAGAACTTTGTAGTTTGGATAGTGGTCTTTTACTGTTGTTGCTGTTGGAACTTCTCGGTATTCGCTGTAGTGCTTTCTAACAAAAGACCAAACTTTTCTGTTTTCTTCATCTAAAAACCAACCGTCCTGAACTCCACGAGACAGCGCAGGAACAATGTCGCGGTCACGGATTACTTTGCTTACTAAGCGGTGTTCATTATCCGCTGCCATTTGCCCTCCCTCCAGAGTTAAAGATTGGCTAGTTCTATACCTGCTGACCCATATCTCGCAACTCGGTCAGGCTTATCTACAATGCCCTTCAAGTTCGGTCTATATGGAAGCAAACCTACCAATTCTTCTACGTTCTCGTACAACTGCCAGTAGTTAAATGGGTTAACTACCCTTCGTTCTAACTTTTCAAAAGACTTCTCTAACAGTTCTTCAGTCCAGTTCTCTGATTCAAAACCTGCAAGTTCTAAGGATAACCCATAATTATTGGACAATAACCACAGTTTATTTGTGGCAAGCAAGTCTATATCCCCTATTTTATAGGAGACTTTTTTGGCTAAAAGTCGTCTAGTCTCTTCTTCAACTAATTTTACCACTACATCTGTAGTGACTATAAGTTGTGGGGAGGAGACATTTGATATGTCTCCGTTTTTCATAGTACTTCTATTTTAGCGTACTTAACAACAAACTCACGAAACTTCTCTGCGTTATCGTTTGCCTCAAGCGCTAACTCTTCAGGAACTTCTTCTGGTATCAATACCGAGTACTGTCCTCCGTTAAACAGCATACGTTCATGGACAAATCGGACATGTTTGCACTCAAAAAACTTTTTCCATTTTGGACAACTGCATCGAAGTTTTTTTGTTTGAGTATCAACTTCAACTTCAAAAATACCAGCAGCCTGCGCAGAGATGAACAATTGGATTGTTCTCCACGAAGTCTGCATACTGCTGCCTTTCATACGGCTCCCCTCAAATCAGACCCAACAATTGGAACTCGTACAAACGCTTCCTGAGCAAAACTTGCCATTGCTTCGCCGTACTTATCCTGCCAGTTCTCCAGCATGACGTTGGTCGTCACTATAGTTGGTAACGCCTTGTCATACCTAGAACGAAGTATCTCATCAAATGATGTGTCGTCGTACTTTGAACCGTACTCTTTTCCAAGGTCATCAATGACCAGTAATCTGACGTTCAAGAAATCAACTTTAGAGCGACCATGTAGCCCATCGATTTCATACACCATCTGCTTCTTGTCGTCTGGGTCTGCATCGAATGTCGACTTCTTCTTCGATAAAAACTCAGGATAGGTCATGTAGTAGATAGGGCGAGCATTGAGGCCATAATCGCTCGCATTCATGCCCAGAATCTTGCGTGCCTCTTCGTCATCTTCTGGGAGACGTCGGACCACCTCCATAGCCGCAACAACTGCATGAGTTGTTTTGCCGATTCCAGGCCCTCCGTCAAATAGCATACCGACGCCGTTAGTTCCAATGTTGCCAACCTGCTTTATAACAAGACCGTTAACAACATCGTCAATCCACTGCTCATATTCAGGAGGGACATCTCCTGAACGCTCAACTAAGTCCGCTATTTCAAGACCAAGAAAACGACGTGGAATGTTAGATGTTCGTAAAAGCCAATGCTTTTTTATGGACATCAGATTATTAACGTCGTACACTATTTAGCCCCCTGTATCTTCTTTTCATAGCGTTCAAGTTGCGCTCTTCCAGACATTGAGTTTTGAAATTCTCGTCCATCGCTTGCTGTAATCACAGCCATCTTATCGGTAGGAAGTTTTTTCTCGGAGATTCTTCCAAGACCTAAATTCTCTCTTGCTTGATTCATCCTCTTACCAAACGATGCTAGGTAAAGTTTATACAAATTAGGCGCTTCATCACCGATACTTTTAAAGTGTGTTTCATCTGCCATAAACATCCGAAGCAACTCAAGTTCAATTAAAGCAGTTGTTCCGTATTGCTTTCTGAATTTAGAGAGCGCTCCTGATAAGGCTCTGACGTTGACCGTTCCTGGTAAGAGGGGATACTTACGCCCAACGCGAAAAGAAAACTCTGCAGCGACATCCATTGGGGTCCACTCGTGTTCTGGACGCTTGCCGCGAGTTTTGGGGTCGCGTTTTGAGATTTTCTGCTGTGGTGCATCTTTTGGTTCAATAAGTCCAAAGCCTGCCAGTTCATCGCCATTGTCATAGTTTCTCATAGGAATCTTTATCTCCTTTAATGAAACACCTTCGGTGTTTCTAAAATCTTTTAATTGATTACTATCTTGGCTATTAGGTACTAATGGCTTAATAGTCTTTTTACTAGGTGACTTATAGTCACGTGAGGTGTGGACATTTGCGTCCCCTAGACTAGTGGACAATTCAGTCCCATAGATTAATCGATATTCGTCTTTTCCTCGGTAGCCATTTGCCCTCTTGGTTCTCTTACGGTCTAGGAATCCCTGGCCTTCTAGAGCCTTCAGAGCCCTTCTTACGGTCTTTTCAGACACGTTGCCAGTACCTAGCCTCATCTGGTCTATGTCGATGCTTAGAGAGCCGTCTAGGGCTGATTTGTGGCATAGCAAAACCAGAAGTCTGAACTGGTAATCGGTTATGGGGGCTAAAAAAGCCCTGTGCGGCATTTTCACGGGCGTATCCTAATTATCGAAAGGTTTGAAGTCCTTTTTGTCAATGTCTTCTCGCAAACGCTCTTCAACAGCCTTGCTAATGGTATTTAGCACCCCGTCTTGAATATAGATGGCAAATGCTTCGATGAAGTTTGAAAGAGCCTCCTGCATTTCTTGATACAACATGTCGGACTCATCGTCTTCATCTATCTCAACCTCAATTACTTCAAGACCATCTTCAATATTCCACGTTTCAATAGCAAAGTCTTCTACGGCGTGAAGAGCAAGGTGAGCCTCAATGCTCTCCTCCCAAACCAAAGCCATGACATCTTCTGAAGTGACCTCTCTCAAAATTTCCTTTAATGGATTAGAGCAAAGGGTTAAGTCGTGGGCACCAAGTGCTAGTACATCTGCGTTATCTCCATCACTAAAAAACAGGTGATATTTTGCTTTAGTGTCCTGTAACGCTTTTGCTGAAGAAAGAATGAAGTCTGGATAATCAGCGATTATGGGTAATACAACAATTGCGTCTTTATTTAACTGAATTAAACGGCGCAAACCTTCTTCTACATTTCCATCCTTAAATGGAAGAACAAGAATTCTTTTCATAACCCCTCCTATAGGCGTGGCAGACGAGACTGCACTACCGTTGGTTTATTTAAGTACTTAGCCAGTGCCAAGGAAACAAATGTAGTGGCTGGAACCGTAACTACCAAGTTGAGGTCAATCCCGTGCAATACGTATAGCGCCCCAAAACTTAGTGGGAGAGCAAAGAAAATGTTTATATTAGATTTACCAATCCAGGCACCTAATAAAGTTAAATCTAGTAACTCAAGTAAGTAAGTGACTGCTAGGCCAGAAAGTAAAACTGCTAGTAATAGGTCTGTCATACAGACATCCTATACCGTTTCTGTATTAGCCTCCACACCCTCCTGAGAGCGCACAATCCATAGGCTGTTCAAAGGAACCCAATCAGTGATTGTTTTGTATAGTCTAGGTACCTTAAAATCTTTGTTGTAGTACAGGTGTGACACAGAGTTGTGCGCTGTTCCTTCCCATACGGCCCCGTACTGCGTAGCCAAAGCCCCATCAAAGTAGTCAGTCATTTTAGGTCCTGCCTCTACTTGAAAGCCCTCTACCCAAAGACTTTCTCCAGAAGCGCCTTCTGTTTCTACGTGAACTAAAAACTCTAAAAATGTTGCTATATCTTCTGAACTTACATAAACCGTTGCTGAGAATCTTTGCCACTCTGTAGTGGCTGTAGTGTTTACAGTTATGTCTCCTGTTAAGGGGGTGCCGTCATCTTGTGGCGTTAACTCTATTACTAATGGAATATCTGCAGATGCTTTTGCATAAAACGAAAGTGTGTAATAACTATCTAATCTTGGCGCAGCAGCGGTAGTAGTTTCTAGCGTTGCTCCAGAAGAGACGTCAAGAAGCAAAGACTGTGTGCCACCTGGAGAATCGGAAGGCACGTCTGAATCTAAAGAGTCATCATCAGCCGTTATAGTCCATGTTGCAGTATCGACCTCAAAAGATGGGTTTAAAACATAATTTGCTTTATTAGAGTTTAGAAATACATCTATTGCTCTTGCTTCTTGATACGATGTGTTGTCTGTGTTTTCGCCATCTTCTACATAAATTTGGTCAACGTAGTAAGTTCCAGCAGCACTGAAGTTGAATTTTAAGGACGCGTAGACTGCATCTGCAGGAGTCTCTGTAGTTTGCCATGACGTTTTCCACGTGTTGTTAGCCGAGTTAGTCGTGCCGACAAAATCTGCGGCTAAGTCTGTTCCATCTTTGTCATAGAATTTGACAGTAAGTTTTACTGTTCCTGAACTAGGAGGAGACTTATATTTGTATCCAAAAGTAAAGTCTGTCTCTGCTTTTACAGGCACTCCCTTACGAATTGGGTCATCTGCTCCAAGGGTAATGTATGCGGCACCTGACGCAATTACTTTTCCCGAATACACTTCATCAATAACGTAATCTGTGGAAACGGCCACTTGTTCATCGCTAGATGTTAACGTGCAGGTATTGGTTGCCCAATTACCAGTTCCGCCATAAAAAGTTGAATCTTGAGCAGTAAGCATTAGATTAGGAGAAACTGTTATGTCTGGCTCATACCCTGTTAAACACTCTGTATAAGTTTCAAGACCTGTTTGAAGTCCTTTGTTTTTGTACATGTAGATTGCTTCTCTAATAAGTCTCTTTTGACTTTTTACAGGAAGGCTAGGCTCTGTATTTAAACCAAAATTCAGTGTTTCTAGTGGAAGAAGATTATAGGCCGTTTCTTCTGAGTTTGAAGTATTGGGCTTTAAAAGGTCTATTTGAGTCAACAATTGTTCGTAGGTAAATGACATTCCCTCAATAAAAGCATATAGGGAAGAAGTTTCGTCTGTGACTCCTAGAGGACTTTGAACTGCGCTTGTATAAACTTTAGGAATT